TTAATTCAGCATCTAAAGGTTGCTTTGTATCAGCATACGCCTTAATACTTTGTTGTGTTGCTACTGCTGTATCACTATTACTTGACATATCATCTTCATCTTTAATTGCTGAACCTGATATTGTTCCATTTAAGACAGCACTTATTAATGTTTTATTTGTTAATGTTTGTGCATGATTTTCAAATACAAATGTATCATTATCAGTTAATTCTGGTAAAGCTATAGTCCGATCCGCTGTTATGTTTATACTATGATTAAGAATATAATTTCCACTTCCTGCTGATTTAAACACCGGATTACTTGAAAATGTAGTATTAGATCCTAATGTTTTATTTGTTAATGTATCATCCACATTTATTACAGAATTAGTTGCTGTTAAATTTGTTCCAGCAAATAATGTTGCTAATGATGCAACTGTTGTTAATTGTTCTGTGCTTCCATCTGAATCTAATGTTAATAATTTATCACCATCTGCAGGAGTTACATCACTAAACTCTGATATATCTATATTTAAAGTAGCATCACCTGAAGTAGCACTGCCTGTTAATCCATCCCCTGCAACAACACTTGTAATATCACCGCTACCACCACCACCACCAGTTTGATCCTCCCATGTTAATACACCAGAACCATTAGTTGTTAATACTTGACTTGCATTACCATCATTTGCAGGTAATGTTAAACTATAATGATCAATTAATGAATTAGGTGCACTAATAGATATTTTATGATTTCCATTTGTAGAGAATTCATGTAATTGTATTTTTCCACTTTCGGTTGTATTTCCTACAGCAGTTAATGTAGTTTCCGCAGCTAATACTCTTGTTCCAGTTGAACTTCCTGTACGAGTCATATAAAATAATGTTATAAAATAATATTAAAAAATGAATTTATTTAAATTGTGAATTTATTAAAATAATCTTTTATTGATATAATTCATTTGAGCATAATATAATGCTACAAAATATGCAATGATTCCCATTAATAAATGGATCCAATGGTCTGGACATTTCATTGTTGTACCAAATAATTTATTTAATCCATCTAATAATTGACAATGAGCACTGTGAGGAAAGAATGACCAAAATAATACATTAATGAGCAATAAAGCTAAAATAACATTATTCATTATAAATTATATAAATATAAAAATACTTAAAAAATAAATTATAATATTAATTATAAAAAAATGAGTGACCTGAATAATTGCGAAGACTTTAACAATGCTGTAAAGAAGCTCCGTAGTTTCTTTGAATCCAAGGGATTCATTGAAGTACATACCCAAAATAAGCTTAGTATTCTAGCAGCATGTGAAGATCCCACTACAATGGCTACTTACAATTACAGTGGAAATGTATGGCCACTACCTCAAACTGGTCAAATGTGGCTAGAACATTATCTTCTAGAGAATCCTGATAAGCCTGGATTCTTTTGTCTAAGCACTAGTTATCGCAATGAACCTAATCCTGTTCCAGGTCGTCATGATCTAATTTTCCCTATGTTTGAATTTGAATCTCGTGGAACTATGGAAGATATGATTGCTCTAGAAAAGGAGCTACTTGAACATCTCGGATTTACTAAGGATATGTATCCTGATAATCTATACCCTGAAGGTGATTATGATGAAGTTGCAGATAAGTATGGTGTAGAAATTCTAGAACATGAACATGAAGCACAGCTTGAAACAGACCACGGACCTGTATTCTTCCTTAAGAATTTCCCGGAACGCACTAGTCCATTCTGGAATATGGGACGTAATGAATCCGGAACTCATGCCAATAAGGTTGATGTAATTATTCATGGTATTGAAACTATTGGATCTGCAGAGAGGAGTTGTGATAAAGAAAGCATGAGGCAGATGTTTAATAGTATTACTAATGGCGAGTATGCAAATACTCTATATGCTCAGTTTAGCAAGGAGAGGGTTCAGCAAGAAATGAATGATTTCCTAAGCAAGGATTTTATGCCCCGTTTCGGTGGCGGTATTGGAATGACACGTATGATTCGTGCAATGAAACTATCAAAACTAATTTAATTGTATATCATCCTTAGGGACCATATAGAATACGCCTGGACCAGTATCACTACTTTGTTTACCTGGTTTACAACATATTTTATAAGTTTTACTTGTTATTTTATCTATTATTCCTGTAAATTCTTTACCATTTCTAGTCCATTTTACATTTGAACCTATACCAATAGTATTTGCTTCACTTACATTTTCTTCGCTTACATTCTCTTCTGCACTCGGTGTAGAATCAGACTGTAATTGTGGAGTTAATTCGTAATATGGTATTTCATCTTTTCTTTTCTTTAATTCTAATTTTATAATTCTATCAACTTCAGATGAACCCAATCCATAATAATCTTTATTCTGAAGTTCAATTAATATTTTTGTATCCATGTATTCTATTATCCATGTATTTTGATTTAGATAACTCATTGCCTTTTTGAAATTTGGACCTTCAATGTCTACAATTGCTAAATCTCCAATTTTTGCCCCTTTATCTTCACTACGTTTTGCTAAATTAAATAGTCCAACTAATGTAATATATGGATGTTCTGGATCTTGAATATATTCTTTTACTTTTTTGAGGTCATCTTCTTTATTTGATGGTTCATTTTCTTCTTCTTCTTCTTCATCTTTATCTGTTCCTTTATCCGTTTCTTCGTCTACAGATTTTTCAATGAGTGTTAATTGACTTAATGGAACCATATAGTTTGATCCATTAGATTTACAACATATTCTGCATTTGTCACCTTTTTTAGTAAATTCAATTACTTCACCTTGTATCTTATCTCCATTCTTAATTGTAAATTCTACTTTAGAACCTATTTTAATTTCTTTATCTGATGTAGTATCAGACTTAGGTGTATCAGACTTAGGTGTATCAGACTTAGGTGTATCAGACTTAGGTGTATCAGACTTAGGTGTATCTTCTGGTTCTATATTTAAAAATACTTTAATATGAGATATATTTTCTGAAATAGATTTTTCTTCAATTACTTTGTATAGTTTCTTTATATCATTTAATCCATTTTTCTTTTCTTTAACATTTTCTTTTTCGTATTTCACTTTTTCTTTTTTAATTTCTTTTTTCATAAGCATTTTATCATCCCATAATTTCTGTAATTTATTTTCCATTGTCATTTCTTCTAAATCAATTACTGGGTTTTTAGGTTTTTCTATTTTGATATCTTTTTTATGTAATCTGTAACTTAATACATCATCTTCACCACCCCATCCCCAAAAGTTATTTGGATAACCATTACATTCTATGAAATCTTTGCTATTAATAGATAATACACCTCCTAAGAAATTTTTATTTTTGCCATCTAAATTATATCTTGTCCCTTTATTTGCTAAATGTATAGGGATTTTAGGATATTCTAAATATTTTGGTACTAATTCTACACTTGGTAATAAATCAACATCAGATAATATGTAATAGTTATTTTGTACATCTGAGTTTTCTTTATGAGCAATTTGATAACCAATATTTTTTAGACGACCTAAATTAAATTTAGCCATTTTACTATTTTCTTGTTTATATTCAAGACTTAAATTATCATAATCATCTCTTTCACTTTCTTGTTCTATAATATATATATGATAACTTGTTTTTCCATTAAATATAACTTGCATCTGTTGTAAAAATATATCTAATTGACTTTTTCTACTCCCATCACCAGGGTCACGATAAGCTACTATGATACTTAATCGATTCTCATTCATTGTATAAACAGGTGGTTTACGTAATTTAGATAAATTAGATATCAAATTATTAAAATAATTATATGTACCTTCACGACTTAAATGTTTATCATAAAATTTTTTAGCATTGTTTGCTATTTCTTTACATTTATCATCATTATCTAAGCACCATTGTAATCTATCTTTTAGATTACTTAAATCATCATTAACTGGCACATAATGTTCATATTCTTTTAATTTATCTTGAAACCATAATGTATATGGTGAATCTACTAATAATATAACAGAACCCATTCTTAATTCATTTCCTAATCTAAAAGCTTTTACATGACCATCAATATTTAAAATATATTTATGTTTTGATTGTTCTTTTAAATCCATAAAGTTCGATTTACCTGTTTCAAATTTAAAATCTTTAGGTTTTATTTCATCGAATTCACCTTCATATATTTTTGGTTTTTTATTCCAAGCAGTTAATTTGGCATCTAAAATATTTTCACCATCTTTATTTTTAAATTCTCCTGATTTTTCCCATTCATATGATAATTGTGCTGCTTTTAATCTCATATTTGTATCTATAGTCGTACCACAACCTGTAGCTGAACCTCTAAATACACACACTGGTTTCTTTTTTGAAAAATCTTCTTCTATATCTGGTAAAGGATTATATGGATTTTTGCAACTATCTGGATATATATCTTTAGTTATTCTTAGCATATCATCTTCTGTTGGTGCAGGTATATCATGAAAATTAATATTTCCACATTGTGATAAAATTGGTGTATAACTTTTATATTGATATTTTTCTTCTATCTTTTGATCTGGAAATATTTGTTCATAAGGTTCTTTATAATCATGTTTTAATATTGGAAAATCGCGTGGATTAAAAAAGAAATCAACATCATCAATCTTAATATCATTATCTTCTAAATATTGAATATATCCAATTAAGAAATATTTTAATGGAACGATTGTTTTATCACCTTCTTGTATGGATTTTTTATATTTATATTTTAAGTTATATGTTGAAAAAATACAATTATTTGCATACCAACGTTTTGGATCTGGTAAATTATAACTTTTATTTTTTATCTTCTTGACTAATTTAGAATTTGATTTTTTTAATATTTCTGACCAATTATTAATATATTTTACATTACTAAAAGGCAAAAATACATCTAATTTATTATTTTTTATAGATACATAAATACCTTTCTTTAATTTTTCGAATATATATTTAAATGTTGAATATGTTGTATCTATATTATAATTATTAAATATACTATCATCTTTTATGTGTTTATCAGGATATTTTAACATTCGTGTTTTAAGGTAACCATACTTTTGATATTGATATCTATCCCCTGCATGAAAATATATTTGATTAAATTGTTCATACAATGGATTTGTACTTATTTCTTTTAATATTTTCATATATTCTTCTTCATTTTTTGCTTCATCTAATTTTTTCCATGGAGGTGGTTGGTTGCATTCTTTATATTCTTTAGGTGTAAATTTATCTTTTCTCTTTTGAAATTTATCAATATCCATAATATCATCTAATGCTCTATTCGTTTCTTCTTTATCATCTAATTCTTTAGGTTTTACCTCTTTTTCTTTAGTCCTTTTTTCCATATCTTTACTAGCTGCTTTAACCCATTCTTTCCCAATAGATGTTAATTTCTTAGGTTCTTCTGATTCTTTTATTTCAATACCGGTTGTTTCTACTTTAGGTTTTGTAATAGTTAATGTTAAATTTATTGATTCACTCGTTTCTTTAATTAGTTTATTTAATTCTTTTATTTTTTGATTTGTTTCTATATAATCACTTTTTAATCTTTTCTTAGTTTGCATATTTTCTTCGTTTTTTATTGATTCAAATAACTTAAAATTGTCTCGTTTTAATTCGTTCATCTCACGGATATATCCTTCACACAAATGTTTTTTTTCTTTGATATCATTTTTTCTTTCAAATAATATCTTTAATTCTTCAAATGATTTTAAATATTCTTTTTCATTTTCAAGGAATTTTTTATCATCTATCTTAATATATTTTGATAATACTTCATAATTAATATTGTTATTGATTTTGTCATATAAATATGTATAGTCATTGTTATAATTGATATATTTTGGTAAAGTTAATCGAAATAATGGACCACATTTTTTATCTGTAGAACCACATGTATAAATTAATTGTAATGTATCATCTTTTGATTCTATAATAAATTTACGATTATTTTCACAACCTTCACATTTAGAATATTTTTTATCCTTAGAAGTTAACATATCATTGTAATATTCTTCTAAGTGTGTATAATATTCTTCATCAAAACTCATTTTAATTAAATAAATATTTTAAATATAATCATTATTCTTAATAATAATAAGTAAATATATTATTATACCTAAGACTAATGATACTAACCAGAATGGATAGATTGTTTTATCTCTTGTTAATCCAAATTGTTTAAAAGAACCATCTTTATTAAATATTGGTTCCGGTTTCATGTAAAAAATACCAAAACATAATGTTACAAAAGCAATAATTGTCATCTTAATATTATTATCAAATTTCATACTATATTAATATATAATATAAATATAAAAAATATTGAATTTATAAATAGAATTTTTAGCCTTTGGGTTTTTGTAATACGGAACTTGCCCGGGAAGGCACCACGCCGCTCTTAAAAAAATTAGGACCTATTTCTTTGTTGAAGCCGCTCCCCTTTTTCGATCCCATCGCTCCCCTCGCTCCCCTCGGTCGCCACAAATGATCTTTTTCATGAAGTAGTTCTGCTGCCACTTTCGCTTCTTCTTTTTTCCCTAAACGACCACCTACACGAAAACCACTACCAGATAGTAATCCAGTTTTGCCTCTAACAACAGCTAAAGCTCCCATGCTCATGGCATATGCTACAATGAAACCAAATAATACATAAGGTAAAAATAAGACTATCCACGCTACTTTATCTAGGCGATTATTACATAATACTTGAAGTAAATAACCAAAGATAATATAAAAGAATATCTTTAGGACTAGGGCCATATATCCGTATTGAACGGCATTATTTTTGAATAAATAGTGACCGGGATCAACAGGATCACTTATATGAACAGATGTAAACATATTAATAAGATAGATAATAGTGCTAATTACAGCTAATACTACAAATACTTGTAGAGGGGTGCATAGACCTTTGAGAGATGTTGCCATTTTATATTATATAAAATAAAAAAAATTTTATTTATTTATTATCCAAAAGTATTTTCACTTGAATATGTTACATATAAAAATCCATCTGTATTTTTATGTCTATCATATATATCTGATAAAATTTCACTACTAGTACACATTTCATTATTAATAGTTACAAAAATTGCTTCACTTGGTTTTAATTTTAACCTTTTTCGAATAACATAAATAAATTGATTCATTGCCATATCTTTTTGAACTAATAATTTTGATTTTCCAATATCTGCAATATTTGAATCTTTTTTTCGATTTACAATAATAGGAATTCTATTTGGATATTTTTCTAATATTCTTTCTGATTCTTTCATTATATTTAAAATTATATTTAAAAAATAATAGATTAAATTAAATAGAATGAAAATTATATGTATCCATATTGATAATATTATGACTGAATATGAATTATCAACAAAAAATATTATCGATGAAATTAAAACTTTAGATAATTCAGAAAATATAGATTTAATTTATTATTGGAATTATTCAGATGATGTTATTGAATGTTATGGTTCTATGTTAAATAATGATTCAAAAAATAATCATGTATTACCTTGTGGTGGAATATCTAATTCTTTTGAAGAAAATTCAGAAGATATAGTTTTATATGGAAATATATATATCGTGTGTAAAAATAAAAATAAATATATTGATTATCATATTTCTGATTATGGTAATTTTTATTATATTATGAATGAATATTATGATGTAAGTACTGAGAATGAATCAACTGAAGAAGAAGAAGAAACTATTGATAGTAAAGAATATAATTATAATCAATTAATATATGCTGATATAATTGATCATGATTCAGATAATGACTTAGATATAGACAATAATGATTATATTTAAAAATTTGAAAATAATATATTAATACAATATAATTATTAAATTACAATATGAATTCAAATATTAATGATGAAATACGCAATAATGTTGTGCAAAAATTAGACAATATTATAGGCTTAAAAATCGTATCTAGGTTAATTGAAAAAAGTATATATAATTACACTATCAATTTAGCAAAAGAAAAAAATATAAAAAGAAATTGGGATAATCATATTTTTCGAGGATTATATTTTTCAAAAATTAGATCTATTTATTCAAACTTAGATAAAGAAAGTTATATTGGAAATGATACATTTTTAGATAGAATTTTAAATAAAGAAATTGATGTAAATACAATTGCGGAACTTACAATATATGATATATTTCCTGAGAATTGGAAATATATTCTTGAACAGAAAAGTAAAAGAGATAAACTTAAATATGAACTTAAACCTGAAGCAATGACAGATGCTTTTAAATGTAGAAAATGTGGTTCAAGGTCAACATCTTATTATGAGGTTCAAACAAGGAGTGCTGATGAACCAATGACACAATTTATTACATGTTTAAATTGTAATACAAGATGGAAGCAATAAAATGTAAGTAATAAACGAAAGTAATAGATTAATTATTATCTTTATAATAAATTCCGACACCAGCATGATCATTGATTTGTCTAGTGCATTGTTCGCCATTACACGTTAAAGCAAGATAAGGTTGGACAATGTCATAATCACTGCAAACATCACAACCACTTACATGTTCATTAATTGTTTGGAAATTATCCATAATTTTTTCAGCATTGTGCTTTAAAAATAATCTGTATTGATAAGTTGTCATTTCTTGTTCAGGTAGATTGACATAACAGCTAGATCTATAATCAGTAAATTGTCTACCATCAGACATTCTTGCAGGGAAATCTAAGTGAAAGTTATCAGTTGCTCTATTTTCTCTATTTGTCGTTTTAACAGAATTATCAGACATTATATATTATAATATATATTTTTTTTTATAGATTATCTAAAATTCTTTTTATCATAGTAGTTTTATTTCCTGATAATGCTAATTCTTTTTCAATTAAGATTTCTCTTAATTCTTTCACACTTTTCTTTTTATATTCATCGAATAATTCTTTATTATTCAAAACTTCTTCAATAGGATCATCTTCATCACTTGATATATTTACTAATATATCATCCAAACTGTCAAAATTAATTTCTATTGTATCATTTTCTACTTTGACTTCTTTTTCATCTTCTTTTGTTTCATCAATATCATCTTTTTCAATTTCATCTTCTTCGACTTTATCTACTTTTGTTTTATCAACACCTTTAATATCATCTTCTTCTTTAACTTCTTCACCTACGTTAGTTTTATCTTTATCTTCGTTAACTTTGTCAACTCCATCATCGTTAACTTCATTAACTTCATCATCTTTGATTTTGTCAACTCCATCATCTTTGATTTCGACTTCTTCTTTAATAGATTCTTTTACAGTTTCTTCCTGACCTTCTTTAATAGGTTCATTTTCTCGAATTACTTCACCTATTTGTATTTCTTCTGGTTCTTCTTCTTCTTCCTTAGATTCTACTTCTTCTTCTTGATATACAGGTTGATTATATTGATCACTTGGCATTTGGTCTTGATCACTTGATCTATGATAACTTGATCTATGATAACTTGATCTATGATAATTTTGTTCCGGACGACTTTGACCTTGATAACTCTGTCCTTGACTTGGCATTTGTTCTGGATGACTTGATCTATGATGATTCTGTTTTTGACTTGATTCCTGCATCATTTTTTTATTTAAATTTAATAGTAATTCAATCTTTTCTTTATAATTCGACAAAATTTCTTTATGTTTATCTAATTCAATCTTAACTTTTTTAAATTCTAAATAACTTACACTTGCTAAAATAACAATTATGACTGATAACAATAATAACACAATATTTGAATTACTATTCATTTATTAGAATTATATAATAAAAATGTTAATATTAAACTTAATATATAAAGATTATTATAATGAATAATATTATAATGGAAAATACAACTGTTAAAAAAAAAAGAGGTCGTAAACCAAAGAATAAAGAGATAGTTAATGAAAATCCAGTATTTGATAATGTAAATAAAACAGATGTAATTGTTAAATTAAATTTAAACAATACGACAAATAATGATATTGAATTGGATAATAATTTAAATAGTGATATGAATTATAGTTTACTTGAAAATACAAATACTTGTTTATGTTGGAATTGCAGTAAAAAAATATCGAATTTAAAAATTGGCTTACCTTTAAAATATATTGATGATGTATTTATAACTTATGGCAATTTTTGTAGTTTTGAATGTGCAGGTAAATATTGTTTTGATAATTATGATAATGAAAAGTATGAGATTTATTCATTATTAAATTTATATTATAATAAAATGTATGATACAACAAATCAAGTAGTTACTATTGCCCTTGATAAAATATACTTAGATATATTTGGTGGTAATTTAACATATGAAGAATATAGTAAAGACTTTAGTAAATTACAAGATATTAAAAGAGAAGTAAATGTTAAAGAATTAGTAGATAATTTTGATAATGTAACTTCTTTCCATAATATATCGAATCTTAAATTATATCGTAATATTAAAAATAAAAATAATATATCAACTATTATGAATTTAGATGTTTAAGATAAATAACGAATGATTGTATTTATAACAAATATAGCCATAGAATATTCTTTATCAATAAATATATTTAGCATATTATCTAATTGTTCACAATTACACTTATTTATTTT